ATTGGAGAAATGTAATGTCTAATCTCGTAAAGTTCTCTGGCGCTAACCTGCCTTCCGTCACTTCCCTGTCCACCGCGCTGCGTAGCATCGCCACCGACGTCGGTGCCTCGACCACGGCCATCATCAAGATGGACCGCACGGGGCACTGGGTCTTCGGCGCTGACCAGACCGAGGCCGAGGCCGACGCAACTTGGGCTGTCAACCCCTTCTCCTTCGTCCACGGCTTCATCGCCTGGGGCGACGGCGAGGTGCTTGGCGAGAAGCTGGTGCCTGTCACCGAGCCGCTGCCCGAGTTGGAGGCCGCGCCTCACGGCGCGAAGAAGGGCTGGGAGCCGCAGACGGGCCTGAGCCTGAAGTGCATCAGCGGCGAAGACGCCGGCATGGAAGCGCGGTTCACCACCACCAGCGTCGGCGGCCGCAAGGCCGTACAGGCTCTGGCTGTTGAGATCGCCGCGCAGGTTGAGAAGGACCAGTCCAAGCCGGTGCCCGTCGTCAAGCTGGGCAAGGACCACTACACGCACAAGAGCTACGGCCGTATCTATACGCCGGTGTTCGAGGTCGTGGAGTGGGTCAGCATGAATGGCGAGGCTGCGCCTGCTGAAGCTGAGGCCGCGCCTGCGGCTGGCCGTCGTCGTCGTGCGGCCTAATTGAGAACAGGGGCTGGCCTTCGGGCTGGCCCCGCCTCGTATGAAATTCGGATCAGTTTGCAGCGGCATTGAAGCCGCTTCTGTGGCGTGGGGGCCGCTTGGTTGGACAGCGGCGTGGTTCAGCGAGATCGAACCGTTTCCTTGCGCGGTGCTCAAGCACCACTACCCTGACGTGCCCAATCTGGGCGACATGACCAAACTACCCGACCTGATCCGCAGCGGTCAGGTTGAAGTGCCCGACCTTTTGTGCGGCGGCACGCCTTGCCAAGCCTTTTCTGTTGCCGGTCTGCGCCAGTCGCTGAACGATGAGCGCGGCAACTTGTCCCTTACCTTTTGTGAGATCGCAGATGCAATCGACGAGCAGCGAAAGTCCATCATCTTCTGGGAGAACGTCCCCGGCGTCCTCTCAACCAAAGATAACGCATTCGGGTGCTTTCTGGGAGCACTTGCCGGCGAAGATGACGCGCTCGTCCCACCAGGGGGCCGATGGGCAAACGCTGGTTTTATTGATGGCCCCAAAAGAGCAGTCGCGTGGCGAGTCCTCGACGCCCAATATTTCGGAGTGGCCCAACGACGCCGCCGTGTGTTCGTTGTCGCAAGTGCTAGAGCAGACTTCGATCCCGCAGCGGTTCTTTTTGAGTTCGACGGCGTGCGCCGGGATTCTGCGCCGAGCAGAGAAGCGCGGCAAACAGTTACCGGAACAATTGAAGCAAGCCTTGGCCGCAGTCGCGGCGCGGGAACGCCCACATCTGCAATCTGCCCCACCTTGCGAGCAGGCGGCAACCGCACTGGCGGCGACAGACCGCCAGGCACCGATGTCGACACCGCCGACAGCCTTATCGCCATGTGCCTCAACGCCGGGGGCATGAATAGGCTGGACGCCGAGTCGGAGACGCTGCTGCCGATCAGCATTCAAGACGTAACGCCCCGCGAGAAGGCGCAGAACGGCAAGGGATGGAACGATGACGGCACTAGCTACACCGTAGACACTGCTGCAACGCAGGGCGTGGCGCAGCCGGTTGGATTTACCCGCTGCGACCACGGTGGGGATGCCGTAATTGACGGCACTCCGACCATGCGATGCGGCAGCAACTACTCAGCGCATTTGGCAGCAGCCATGCCGTCCATGCAAGTGCGCCGCCTTACGCCCGTGGAGTGCGAGCGGCTGCAAGGCTTCCCAGACAACTACACCAACATCAAGGATAAGTGCCCCGACGGCCCACGCTACAAGGCGCTGGGCAATAGCTGGGCCGTGCCTGTGGTGCGATGGATTGGGGAGCGCATCAATGCTATGGCTTGATTTCGAGACGCGCAGCCGGGTTGACCTCGGCGCCAAGGGCGTCTACAACTACGCGCAGGACATGAGCACCGAGGTGCTGTGCATGTCCTACGCCTTCGGCGATGATGAGGTGCAGACATGGGTGCCGGGGCAACCAATCCCCGAGCGCATCTACGCCCACAAAGGCCCGATCTACGCCCACAACGCCGCGTTCGAGCGGCTGATCTTCTGGTACGTCTTGCAGCAGAACTTTGCTTTAGAGCAGTTCTACTGCACCGCCACGCAGGCCCGTGCCAACTGCGCGCCTGGCAGCCTTGAGGACGTGGGGCGCTTCGCCAGTGCGTCCATGAAGAAGGATCACCGAGGCGCGCAACTGATCCGTTTGCTGTCGATCCCGCAGGCCGATGGTAAGTTCCGCGAGGACGCCGACCTGATGGCCGAGATGATCCGCTACTGCGAGCAGGACGTCAGGGCCATGCGCGAGATCAGCAAGGCCATGCGCCCGCTGTCTGAGGACGAGCTTGCCGACTATCACGTCAACGAGCGCATCAACGACCGTGGCGTGCTGGTGGACGTGGCGCTCGCCAAGGCCGCCATGCGCTACGCCCACGACGAGCTGATCGAGATCGAGGAGCGCGTGGCCGAGTTGACCGACGGCGACATCACCAGCGTGCGCTCGCCTAAGATGCGCGAGTGGGTGCTTGAGCGCGTCGGCGAGCAGGCCAAGAAGCTGATGATGGTCAACGGCAAGTATTCGATTGACAAGACTGTGCGGGCCAACCTGCTCGCGATGGAGAACCCCGATGAGATACCGCCCGCTGTCGCCGAGGTTATACAGTGCGCCGACGACCTCTGGGCGTCATCGGTTGCGAAGTTCAGCCGCATGGCAGACCTGGCAGACGACGAAGATTGTCGAGTCCGTGGAGCTTTTGTCTTCGCTGGGGGTGCCGCCACAGGTCGTGCATCGAGCTATGGACTCCAAGTGCATAACTTCACTCGCAAGTGCGCTAAGGAACCTGATGCAGTACGAACCGCTATGGTCCGAGGACACGCTATCGTCCCAGCTTACGGACGCCGAGTTACGGATGTTCTACGGGGAATGCTCCGGCCCGCACTGATACCGGCCAAGGGCAAGCACCTTGTCGTCGCCGACTGGTCGGCCATTGAGGGCCGCGTCAACCCGTGGCTAGCCGCCAGCGAGCAAGGCGAGGCCAAGCTGGACGTGTTCCGCAAGCGCCTAGACCCGTACAAGGTCAACGCCGCTGCGACCTACAGCGTGGCCTATGACGACGTGACGGGCGAGCAGCGCCAGGTCGGCAAGGTGCAGGAGTTGGCGCTAGGCTTCGCCGGTGGCGTGGGCGCGTTCGCTGCGATGGGCCGCGCCTATGGCGTCCACTTCGAGGAGGCGCAGGCCCGCAGGATCGTCGAGGCGTGGCGCCGCGCCAACCCGTGGTCCGTGCGCTTCTGGCAGCAGCTAGAGGAGGCGTATACGAGGGCGATGCGTAACGTCGGGCACGAGTTCTATGCCGGGCGCGTGGCGTACATGTTCGACGGGCAGCACCTGTGGTACGCCCTGCCGTCGCGGCGCGTGCTATGCTACCCATACGCTCGGCTGGAAAGCGATGGGGTGACTTACGCCAAGGCATCTTGGAAGCCCGCCGCCGACGCGACAGAATGGCCCCGAGCGCGCCTTTGGAAAGGGCTTGCGTGCGAGAACATCACCCAAGCCGCTGCCAATGACATCCTACGCCACGCCCTGCGCCAACTCGACGGCGTGGTGCTGCACGTCCACGACGAGATCGTCGTCGAGACAGACAAACCCGAGGAGATGAAGCAGGAGATGGAGCGTATCATGTGCTCCCCGCCTGCATGGGCCGAGGGCATCCCGCTGGCCGTCGAGGCCGAAATTATGAATCGTTACGGTAAGGGTTAAACAACAACGCCCGACAGGTAGTGGCCTGCCGGGCGTCTTCACCAAAGGAGCTAATCGATGGATTTCTTGGAGTATATGACAAATCTCGCGCCCGAGGGCGAGACGTTCCTAGTTGTCAGGCAAAAGCCACAACTGAAGGACAAGCAGATGCAGTACCACGCCGACGGCGCGGTCAAGGCCACCTGGCCGGCGTTCCTACCCACGCACAAGATGAAGGACGGGCAGTCCTGGTACGGCAACACCGCCAGCTTCATCGTTGACCGCTTCACCGACGGCAAGGTCAGCGCCTCGGCCGCCAACTGCGAGTACGTGCTCTGCATGGTGCTCGACGACGTGGGCGACCCAGAGAAGGCGCCCAAGACCCCGCCACTGGCCCCGACGTGGATCATGGAGACGAGCGAGGGCAGCGTCCAGTGGGGCTACGCCTTCGGCCTTGACGACCAGCCGACCAAGGCCGAGTACAGCGCGGCCATCTTGGCGATTGCTGAAGCCGGCTACAGCGACCGTGGCGCGATCAACCCGGTCCGCAACTTCCGCCTGCCCGGCTCGGTCAACATGAAGCCCGGCCGCAACAGCTTCGCCTCGCGCCTGGTCGAGTTTGATCCAAAAAGAAAGTTCACCCTACCCCAGATATGCGAGGCGCTCGGCGTCACCCCGGCCGAGGCCGGCGCCAACCCCTACCGCCCGATCCGCGTCTCCGACGATGGCGCCGACGACGTGCTGGCCTGGCTGTCGGGGCAGGGGCTGGTGCTAGCCAAGCCCAACGCGCAGGGCTGGGCCGGCGTCATCTGCCCCAACAGCGCCGAGCACAGCGACGGCAACCCGGAGGGGCGCTACAACCCGTCCATGCGGGCGTTCTGCTGCCTGCACAGCCACTGCATCGATCTGGACAGCAATACGTTCCTTGAGTGGGTGGCGAGCCAAGGCGGCCCGTCCCACGCCCCTGGCCTGCGCGATGAGCTACTGGCATCGATGATGGCCGGCGCGCTCGACAAGCTAGAGCCGACCAAGGCGTTCCCTGACGAGGCCAAGCGCGTGATCGCCGAGGTCGAGCGCAAGGAGTTGGGCCGCACCACGATGGCCGACTGGTACAAACGCTTTTGCTATGTCCAAGAGGGCGACCACTATTTCGATCTGCAAGACCGCCGCGAGATCAGCCGCAGCACCTTCAACGCGCTATTTCGGCACATCGAGTGCCGGTCACGGTTTGGCAAGAAGCCCAAGATCGAGGCCAGCTACTGTTTCGACGAGAACCGCCAAGAGATGGGCGCCCGCGCCTTGGTCGGCATCACCTACGCCGCCGGCGAGGGCGTGCTGGTGGCGCGCGACGGTGACGTGTACGGCAACCGCTGGCGCGACGCCCGACCGCCCGTTTCAGGTGGGGGCGACGTCAGCCCCTGGCTGGCCCACTGCGCGGCGCTCATCCCCGAGGCCAGCGAGCGCGAGCACGTCTTTAACGTGATGGCCTATAAAGTCCAACACCCCGAGGTCAAGATCAACCACGCGGTGCTGCACGGTGGCGACCAAGGCTGCGGCAAAGATACGCTGTGGGCGCCGTTCATCTGGGCTGTGTGCGGGCCGCAACTGAAAAACCGAGGGCTGCTTGACAACGACACGCTTGGGTCACAGTGGGGCTACGCGCTGGAGTCCGAGATTTTGATTCTCAACGAACTGAAAGAACCCGAGGCCAAGGACCGCCGCGCGCTGGCGAACAAGCTCAAGCCCGTGATTGCCGCGCCCCCGGATATGCTGACGATCAATCGCAAGGGGCTGCACCCGTATGACAGTTTGAATCGGATGTTTGTCCTTGCGTTTTCCAATGACCCCGTGCCGATTTCGCTGGATTCGCAGGACCGCCGATGGTTCGCGATTTGGTCCACCGCGCCGCGCATGGCCCCGGACGCTGCCGCGCGGCTGTGGGGCTGGTACAAGGCCGGCGGCTATGAGGCGATCGCCGCCTGGCTGCACGCCCGTGACGTCTCGGCGTTTAATCCGTCGGCCGCGCCAGCTTGGACTGAGTTCAAAGCGAACCTGGTCGAGCATGGCATGTCGATCGCGGAATCGTATCTAGTCGAAATGATGCGCGCGCGTCGGGGCGAGTTTGCGCGGGGCGTCGTCGGATCGCCCTT